GGCGGATACAAGCGACTTGAATTTCCAAAGGGAAATAATCAGTCGCAGAGGATAGGTCTACAGAATAGACCTTAATGCCTTTCTCAAGGGCATTAGAAATTGGTTCGAAGGCAGCAGATTGATCATGGGTACAATCCCATGGCATTATTCGGGCAATCTGGTATAACTTATCACCAAGTGGTTTAAGAACCATTTGGAATAAGCGGTAAGGAGAAGCAACGCTTCTTAACTTACCTCCAGGCTCCTGAATAAATGCAATGTTACCAACATTGCAAGTATAATCGTAAGTTGGTTTCCGAAGTGTGGAATAGTATTTCTCACGAAATTCCATTCCTTTCACTAAAGAAAGAAACAAACGAGGATACTTAGCAATCAAGAAAGTCCCATCAGTCGTGGAAAGGTGATGGAGTTCATCCATGACCTTCTCACTCTGAACCACACTCTTCCTACCAAACATACGAGGTGCCTTCTTAGAAGGACTACCCTGATATGTATAAATAGGTTGAGGAAGTGGTAGAGACTTCTTGGAAGCAAAAACTTTTGCTTCTTTGGTAATACTATTAATAATCTCACGATTAATAATAGTAGGTTGTGCCGTGACACCTGAAACAAACTTTTTCAATTGCTTTTCAGTAACTTTGGTAAACACAAAAAGAGTGTATACCATAAGTACTTGAATCGCAATTTTAAAGTGTGCTTCAGACAAATCTGCCCAACGGAAAAGAGAACCGAATACCCCAGAAATCTCACCTCTTCGATTCTTACGAATCCAAGTAAGGGGAGATAAACCGGAACGCATTCGGAACAGATCAACCTTCAGACTCTTAAGTCTGGAGATGGTCCATTCTTGACCGTTGTGAGTAATCCAAGTACTGATCTCCCTTAGCAAAGGGGAAATCATATACCTGGGTACCCCAAGCACTATAAGACGGTAGCGCATCCTTTCCTGAACCTGGGTGACAAAGTCACTCATCTCTGTTCTCCTCTAACAAAGAGGATTCATGAGGGTTCGGAGGGGAGACGTTCCCATCCTTAGGCTCAGTCGAGACCCGATAGTGGGGGTGGTAGAGGAACAAAGAAGGGTACTGCTTCAAGAGACTTTGGAGACAAAATCTGATCAAAGAGTACCGAAAACCTGTCATACCTCGCAAGAACCAAAGAACTAGTTCTGCGACATTGACTGGGTCAACGATAACTTGATCTGGTTTACTAGAGGTCGTTGAAACTAAGATTTCCTTAGGATCAACACCTGTAGGCTCTTCAAGATGAAACTGAAAATGGGGGGTATCCTCTAACAGAGGTCCCAATTCCATTTCAGAATTAATCATCTTTAACAGAGTCTCCCGC